AATGGCCACGCCACCGAACTGGAATCCGGCCTCCAGGAGCCCGACGAGCCACATCATCTGGGGGGCGATCTTGGAGATGCGCGCACTCGGCCTGGCCATCAGCCGCCAGCGGCTTGGGGAGTTGACGGGCCTCTCCTACACGAAGATCGACGACCACGTCAGCAGATGGATAGAAGAGGGATACCTGACTCGTGTGGTCGACGGCGTTTACGAGGTCTCCGAAAGCGTGCACGAGCCGCGTGCTATCTCCGTCACAGTGCTGCCCGGTGGCCTCTCGAAGATCGAGGTCGGGGAGCTCTGCGTTGACCTGTATCCGCACGAGCGCCGCACCTTGGCCAACATGCTGCTCGGCGATGCCGTCCAGGTGAGCAACCTGCAGGCCGGCCGGGAACTGGACGGCAGGGTGAGCCAGGTGCAGCGCGAGCTCAGGGAACTCAAGCGAGATCTGGGAGGGGTATGAATAAGCGAGCCAAGAATGGCAACCGGTGGAGTTCCGAGGACATCCTCGCCTTGGGCAAATGTCCCGACAAAGAGCTCGCGCAACGGCGGGGGGTTACGCCAAGCGCTGTGCATAAGGCGAGGTCTCTTCGAAAGATCCCACCCTTCGATCAATACGCCTGGACACCGGAGCAGTTGGCCATGCTCGGATCGATGCCTGACCGACAGCTTGCCGCCCAGCTCGGAAAATCTGAGTTCAGCGTGACGAAGAGGAGAAAGGGGCAGGGGATCCCAGCCTACAAGGTGCCGCGGATCAGCGAGGTGGATGTCGGCAAGCTCGGGACGATGCCGGATCTTGCTTTGTCCAGGGAGCTTGGCGTGGCGTACTGCGCTGTGATCCGTGAGCGCGTCAGGCGTGGCGTTCCACCGTTCACCTCCCATCGGCCGTGGACCGAGGAGGAGCGGCAGTTGCTCGGCGTGTACCCTGACCGCGAGGTCGTCAGGAAAACTGGCCGCTCACGGAACTCTGTGAAGGAGGAGCGGTTCCGTCTCCGGATTCCAGGATTCATGACGGGTAGCGGTTCAGCAAGGTAGGGAGGAAATCTGCCACTATGCAGGCATCGATCGAGGTGGCGCGTCAAGTCACAGGAGTGTCCAGCTTAGCGCGGCACTTGGTGGACAAGAGCGAGGCCGTGCCACTGCAAATGCGGGGCCGTCATTCGGAACCTCAACGCATATGGCACGTTTGCCGATGGGTGGACAGTCATTGTCGGGGCGGGGCCGAGATTGGGGCAAATCTTCCAACATAGACATAGACATACTCACGCATTCTTGGATGTCCGTGTGGGAGACGGTACTTATCTACGTATTCAAGCGTGTGCCAACCGGGCTGGTGAGCGAAACCTTCAAACGCGTCCAGTGCGAGCAATTGCCATGGCCCTTTGAACGTAAGCAGACCTTTCCCATCTTGAACGCCCCACTGAACTTCTCGCACGCGCATGCACTCCTCCGGAACATTCTTTCCCGTGTCGCAAGGTTCTCGTTTGGCTTCAACCTCGAACAGGAGTCTCTCTTTGTCGTCTCCGTACTTCTGGCTTGGCGTCAACGGTCTCTCTTTTCCACCGAAATCCCAGTACGAGTTATCCGCGAATACCAGCCGCAACATGGGTGGCTTCAAGCCTTCTCCAAAATCCAATGCGAAACTGCGTGCACTGCGAATCTGAGCACTTACGCGAGATTCCAATGACATCAGGCTGTTCAGATCAGATGCTGGCGGGCTCTGGTCGGTAAAACAAGCCTTTGCGGTCGAGTAGAAGTCATTGAACTGAATCCCATTTTCAGCTCGAATCGTGTATTTCCAATTGATTGAGTTGCAAACAACAATTCCACCATGACCTTCTGCAGTGAAGCCTAGGCTCATTGCTCCTGGCCAGTCGGCAGGTACGTAATATGCAGTCTGCACTTGCCCATCTGCGTCATACGCCTTCACGAACACCCATTGGTACGCGGCGAGTTTCGTTGGGATTGATGATGAATCCGAAATGCTGGTCGCCGAGCTTTTAGGCTCCTCTGCACTGCTTCCAGCAGCGACCAAAGTCAGCATCCCCAATACGAGAACTCGAGCAAGGACCCTGGTGCACTGAAACAATTGCGATGGATTCATGAGAATTTCCATAAAAAGTGGCTTGATGCGCGCGAACGCAGACCGCAGGCAGTCGACGCGTCGAGTGTGGACTAGATCGAACAATTCTGCTAGATGAATTAGAGACTCACAAAGCTCGTCGAGACCCTGGATATTCGCCCTGATGGTTCGGATTTTCCCGTGCCACCCCCTTTAGGGCTTCGTACTTCGTACCAAAGCAGGCACCCTTTGGGGCATGTCTGCACCAGCGTCATCTCCGCAAGAAAAGACCTCTCCGAACTGGGAGGCGATCGAGCGCGACTTCCGCATAGGGGTCCGCGCCGTCACCGCCATTGCACAGGAGCATGGCATCACCGAGGGAGCCATCCGCAAGCGCGCCAAGCGGGATGGATGGGTCCGTGACCTCAACGCCAAGGTGCGGGCCAAGGCGGACGAGCTGGTACGAAAGGCTGAGGTACGAGCCCAAGTACGAGAGGACCAAAGACTGACTGAGGCGCGCCAGATAGAGGTCGATGCCACCATCCAGACGAACACGCGTCTTGGTCAGCGCGCTGATGTGAAACGTGCTCGCAAGCTGGTGCTGAAGCTTCTCACCGAGCTGGAGCAGCAGACCGACCAGGTGCCCGAGCTGCAGGATCTGGGCGAGATGATGCGCAAGGGCGATGACAAGGGGCAGGACAAAGGGCAGGACAAGCTCAACGACATCTACCAGGCCGTGATCAGCCTGCCAGAGCGCACAAAGACCATGAAGGCGCTGGCCGAGGCGCTCCGCATTCTGGTGGCGCTCGAGAACGAGGTGTTTGGCCTCGTCCCTCATCCTGACGCCACCGCCGAAGGTGACAAGGATTTCCTCGAAAGGCTGCTCCATGCCCGCGCCCGCGCAGCCATTGTCTAAACGACGCCTTGCGAGGCCTGCGGCTGCCGAGGCGCAGCTGGTCGATGACGTTGGATCCTTCTTCAACGATCCCGAGGGGTTCGTGCGCTATGCCTTTCCCTGGGGACAGGCCGGCACGCCGCTCGCGAAGGAAACGGGGCCCGACGTCTGGCAGTGCGATGTGATGCGCGAGATGCGCGCGGCGCTGCTGACGGGGGAGACGGCTGACAAGGCGCTGCAGACCGCCATCCAGATTGCCGTCTCGAGTGGCCACGGCATCGGCAAGACCGGTTTCGTGGCGTGGATCATCCTGTGGTTCATGAGCACCCGCGACTTCCCGCAGGTGGTGGTCACAGCCAACACCAAGACCCAGCTCACGACCAAGACGTGGCGCGAGCTGTCGAAGTGGCACAAGCTCAGCATCAATTCGCACTGGTTCGAGTGGACAGCGACGAAGTTCGCCCATGTGCTGTACCCGGAGGTGTGGTTTGCTGCAGCCATCCCCTGGACCGAGCACAACTCCGAGGCCTTCGCCGGCACCCACGAGAAGCACGTCTTGGTGATCTTCGACGAGGCCTCGGCGATTGCGGACAAGATCTGGGAGGTGACGGAGGGCGCCATGACGACGCCCGGCGCCATGTGGCTGGCCTTCGGCAACCCCACCCAGACCACCGGCCGGTTCGCGCAGTGCTTCGGCAAGTTCAAACACCGCTGGATCACGCGCCAGATTGACAGCCGCACGGCCAAGATGGCCAACAAGGCCCAGGTGCAAAAGTGGATCGACGACTACGGCGAAGACCATGACTTTGTGCGCGTCCGGGTCCGCGGCGTGTTCCCGCGCGCCGGCAGCCTGCAGTTCATCGGCCTCGAGCTGGTGGCCAATGCCCAGCGCCGCAAATCCGAAGGGCACGGCCACTTCGCCAAAGTGCTGGGCGTGGATGTGGCGCGTCATGGTGAGGACCAGTCCGTGTTCACCCGTCGACAGGGCAATCACGTCTGGCCACAGAAGAAGGTGCGCGAGCCCGATCTCATGCGTCTGGCGGACCTGATCGCCTTCGAAATCCACGAGTTCAAGCCGGATGCCGTGTTCATCGATGCCACGGGCATGGGCTGGGGGGTGATCGACCGACTGCGCCAGATGGGCTTCGGCAAGCTCATCTTCCCTGTGCAGGTTGGCGAGAAGGCCACCAACGAGGCGCGCTACTGGAACAAGCGGTCCGAACTCTGGGATCTCGGCAAGACCTGGCTTGGCGAGGGCGGATGCCTGCCCGTCGACCCGGAGCTCGAAACCGACCTCACCGCACCGCAGTACGGCTACGACAAGCGCATGCGCATCGTCATCGAGAGCAAAGACGACATGAAGGCGCGCGGTCTGTCCAGCCCTGATTGCGCGGATTCGCTGCTGATCACCTTTGCAACACCCATTCAGTCCACCACGGCCACGCCCGCGAAGTCCTGGCGCGATCGGCTCGGTGTGAAGAAGAAACGAGGATCGGCGCAAGCCGCGTGAACACCATGGACCCAAAGGCACAAGAAAACTGGATGCGTTGGCAGTACTGCAAGGATCGCGGGCACCTGCGCTACATGATGCAGGCCGCGCGTTGCGAGGGCATGTACTTGGGCGGCGGCGAGCAGTGGAGCGCCGAAGATGCGGAGATTCTTGCTGAACAGGGCCGCCCGGCCTACGAGTTCAACGAGGTGAAGCCGTCCGTGAACAGCGCGATCGGCTACCAGATCAACAACCGCATGGACATCACGTACAAGCCGGCCAACGGCGATGCGGACATGGCGACGGCAACGGCACTCTCGAAGGTGGCCATGCAGGTGTGCCGGGCAAACCAGTTCCATTGGCTGGAAACGCAGGTCTTCGGGGATGGCCTGATCGAGCAGCGCGGGTACTACGACCTGCGGATGAGCTTCGACAACAACATCAAGGGCGAGATGATCTTCGGTGTGCTCGATCCACGTGACGTGGCGCCAGATCCGGATGCCAAGTCCTACGACCCCGACGGGTGGGGCGATGTCACCGTTAGCCGCTACCTGACGCTCGACGAGATCGAGCAGCGCTACGGCAAGAAGGCACGCGGACTGGCTGAGAAGAGCAACGACGCCGGCACGGACTTCGGCGAGGAGGATGCCGAAGCCCGCCGCAACAGCTTCGGCGCTGACGGCCTGCAGGGTCTCGCCGACGCCTATCGCACCGGCAAGGACGGCGACGGCATTGCACGGTACCGAATCATCGATCGCCAGCGCTTCGTCTTCGAGTTGACTTCCTGCATCGTGTTCCCGGAGACCGGCGACGTGCAGATCGAGGAGAACCTGGCCAAGGACTCGATCGCTGACGCACTCTCGAAGGGCGCGGTGCGCGCCAAGCGCATGAAGCGCCGCGTGAAATGGCTGGTCACGACCTACACGCAGGTGCTGTTCGACGATTTCAGCCCATACGAGCACTTCACCGTGGTGCCGTACTTCCCATATTTCCGCCGTGGCAAGACGCGCGGCATGGTGGATGACGCTATCGGGCCGCAGGAGGCGCTCAATAAGGCCGTCAGCCAGTTCATCCACATCATCAACACGGCCGCGAACTCGGGCTGGTTGGTGGAAGAGCACTCACTGACCAACATGGATACGGAGGATCTTGAGAACGAGGGCGCTCGCACAGGTCTGGTGGTCGAGTACAAGCAGGGCAGCAAGCCGCCGGTGAAGATCCAGGCGAATCAGGTGCCCACTGGTGTGGATCGCCTGATCGATCGCGCCGACAAGGCCTTGAAGGACGTGACAGTACCCGAGGCCATGCGCGGCATGGGCGGCGCGAACGAAGCGGGCGTGGCCATCCAGTCCAAGCAGTTCGCCAGCCAGCAGCAGCTTGCCGTGCCGCTCGATAACCTGGCCCACACGCGCCGCCTGCTGGCCGCCCGCATGCTCAAGCTCATGCAGCGGTACTACGACAGCTACCGTGTATTCCGGATCACGGAGACGGACCCGCGCACCGGCAAGGAAGTCGAGCAGACGCTCGAGATCAACAAGTTCGACCCCACCACCGGCGCCTATATATATGACGTCACCGTGGGCACCTACGACGTGGTGATCACCGAGCAGCCGATGCAGATCACCTTCGAGAACAGCCAGTTCACCCAGGCGCTCGAGATGCGCGCGAAGGGCGTGCGCATTCCCGACGCGACGGTTATCCGCTACTCGAATCTGGCCGACAAGCAGGAGATCCTCGAGAACATGCAGGGCGATCAGCCGCCGGCCGATCCGACGCTGCAGGCGAAGGCGGACCTGATGACCGCCCAGGCGCGCAAGGCCGAGGCCGATATCGAACTCACCCGCTCGCGCACCGTGAACGAGCGCATGACGACGATGTACAGCTCCACGCAGGCCGCCCAGGTGCTCATGCAGATCCCTGGCGCAGCGGCAATGTCCGACGGCCTGCTGCATTCCTCCGGTTTCGAGGACCAGGACGCCGGGCCCATCGTGCCGCAGGAGCCTGCACTGGATGCCGGGCAGGTGGTGGAGCCGCCTGCGGACATTCCGACCAACACCGATCCACTCACCCCCGCCAGCCCGGCTCAGGGCCTGAATGCGGGCATCGAAACCCAACGACCTGATGGAGTCCTGTGATGCGCATTTTCATTGACTGTGAGTTCAACGGATTCCGTGGTGAGTTGATTTCCTTGGCGCTTGTAGATGAGGTGGGTCGTCATTTTTATGAGGTGGTGCACTGCCCAAATCCAGAACCGTGGGTTCGAGAACATGTCATTCCGGTTCTCGACAAGCGCGGTGCGTCGCTGAGGAATCTTCAGGTGCACATGGAGAGTTGGCTGAGTGTGTATGACTCGGTCCACCTGATTGCAGACTGGCCAGAGGACATCTCGCATTTCTGTCAGTCCCTCATTACCGGGCCTGGCGATCGCATGAACACACCACCCCTGACGATGGAGGTGCGTCGTGACCTGAGCAGCGAGCGATCGGCCGTGCCACACAACGCGCTCGAGGACGCCATTGCCATTCGTCTCGACTACCTCTCTCAATTTCAACCGTAGGAGCCCACCATGGCCAAAAAGGACAGCTGCTGCTCGATCGAGCCAGACCGCGACTGGCGCGCCGAGAGCGACATGCGCACGCTCGCTGAAGCCGAGGAAATCAAACGCGACTCCAAGCGGCACAAGGCCGCGTTAGCAAAGGCCGCCGAAAAGATGAAGGACCTGCAGAAGCTGCAGCCCGAGAAGAAGTAACCCCCCAAGAAAGGACCATTGAGATGAACCCGCTTCTGAAAATGATGCTCGCACGCCTGAACGCACCCGCCGGTGACGATGGCTCGGACGCTGGTGGCACGGACACCGCTGTGGTGGACGATCCGAACAATGACGGCGGCGGCACAGCCGAGGACAATGATCGCGGCGACGTTGTCGACCCCGCAGTCACTGCGGCCAACCTGCAGGCGGTGCTCGAGTCGGGTGCTGGCGTCGCTGATCCCGGCCAGGCCGGCGAAGGCGAGGGTGCAGGTGACGAAGAGGACGCCGACGGCACCAAGCACGGTTTGCAAGGTATTCCGAAAGCCCGCTTCAATGAGGTCAACACGCGCAAGAAAGAGTTGGAGGCCGAGAACGAGCAGCTGCGCCGCGATCTCGCTGCCGCGCGTGCACCGGCCCAGGCGGCGGCACCGGCCGCTCCTGCAGCCGCACCGGCACCAGCAGCCGCGCAGTTCGACCCGGACGCCAAGGAGCAGGAGTACTTCGCTGCTTTGGTCGAGGGCGATCAGGTCAAGGCCTCGAAGATTCGCCGCGAGATCAACAACCACCTGGTGGCCGAAGCCGAAGCCCGCGCTGAAGCCAAGGCGGAGCAGCGCTCCATTAAAGCTCTGATCGAAGCGGAAATCGTAGAGGCCTTCAAAGAGCATCCATGGCTCAACACGGCAGAAGCCACGGAGATTCACGCGATGATCGCCGCCGCTCGAGACGTCGGAATTGAACGCGGTCAGCCTCCCCACCTGGCCCTGCGTGCCGCCGTGGCCAAGATCGCCCCGAAGTTCGCGCCGGCCGCTGCTGGCACTGCTGGTGATCCCCCGGCTGGGGCCTTGGCAGGTGGTGCCGCCAAGCTTGATACTCGACCCGCAGCAGCAGTAAAGCGTGGTGCAGCTGATTCCCTGAAGCAGCCCGCTCCGCTTGGCACCGCTGGTGTCGGCAACCGTGCATCGGAAGCTCAGATGGATGTGGAGGAGATGTCGGACGAACAGTTCGCGAACCTCTCTGAAGCCGAGAAGAAGAAATTGCGCGGCGACTGATCGACACATGCAGCAAGGACCTCGCCCGGCCTTGCTGGATCAACCCATCAGGGCGCATCCGTCCCGGATTGACGCAAAAAGCTCCGGCGCCTTGACCGCCTCACCGTCATGTTTCCGCCTTGGCAGCGCAACGCCTGTTTCGTAACCAATCAAGGAGCATGGCGATGAGCCTCACCAATTTTGCGGCGCTGACGCCCGTACAAAAGCAGGTCTGGTCCCGCGACGTCTGGCAGGCGGCGCGCGATCAGATGTTTATCAAGCGCTTCATGGGCAAGACCCAGCAAGCGATGATCCAAGTGATCAAGGAACTCACCAAGACGGAGAAGGGCGACCAAGCCATCATCCAGTTGGTGGCCGACCTCGTCGAAGATGGCGTGATCGGTGACAACGAGCGCGAAGGCAACGAAGAGGCCATGCAGTCGTACAGCAAGATCATCTCGCTGGACCTGCTGAGCCATGGTGTGAAGAACAAGGGCAAGCTCGCTGAGCAGCGGACGGTTATCAACTTCCGCGAGCAGGGCAAGGACAAGCTGGCCTTCTGGCTCGCCGATCGTTGCGATCAACTCGCTTTCCTGACACTGTCCGGTATCAGCTACGCGTTCCAGTGCAATGGGGCGCCGCGTGTTGGCTCGCCTTTCCCAAATCTGTCCTTTGCGGCCGATGTGAGCGCGCCTACCGCAAAGCGTTCACTGATGTGGGATGGTACGACTCTGCAGTTGTCGAATACAGGCGCGATCACCAGCGCGTTTGTGCCGAGCTACAAGATGATCGTGGATCTGATCGCTTATGCGAAGGAACACCACGTTCGTCCATTGACCAGTGGCGGCAAGCAGTACTTCGTTCTTCTGGTGGCCCCAGGCACGCTCGCTGCACTGAAAAAGGATCAAGACTACCAGCGCGCCGTAGTAGCGACAGCCACAAAGGCGGGCGAGGATTCGCCTTGGTTCACTGGCGCGACAGTGACCATTGACGGCGCGGTGATCCACGAGCACAACAAAGTGTTCAACACCAAGGGTGCAGCACCTGGTGCCAAGTGGGGCGCTGGTGGCAATGTCAACGGCACTCGCACTGTCCTGTGCGGCGCGCAGTCACTGGCCATGGTCGACCTGGGTGCTCCTGACTGGGTGGAGAAGCTCTTCGACTACGACAGTCGTCAAGGTATCAACGTCGACAAGATGCTGGGCTTCCTCAAGCCTCAGTTCTATTCGATCTACGACAAGTCGGTCGAGGACTTCGGAGCCATCACCGTCGACCACTACCTGCAATAAGCAGCCACCGGGCAGGGCTGTGCGCCCTGTCCGCCCAACTTCCCCCATTCACTCCCCTGATATTGAAAGGAGGCCATCATGGCCATCAAGAAGAACTCGGGTCGCCAGGAACTGATCGTGGCGCACCTCACCATCGGCTTTGCCGACATCGCTGCATACGGGACGGCCGAGTCCGCGATCGATCTGCCGGGCAACGCCATCCTGGTTGGCGGCGACGTCGTGGTCACCACGGCCTGGAACAGCGCCACCACGGCGACGCTGATGCTGGGTGATGCTGCCGATGCTGATCGCTACACCGCGGCCCCCATCGATCTGAAGACGGCCGGCCGCACCGAACTGACCATCACCGGCTTCAAGCACCCAGTCGCCGAGGCCCTGAAGGCGCTTGTCGCGCAGACGGGCGCGGCAGCCACCGCGGGCAGTGCGCGCATCACGATCCAGTATTTTGTTGAAGGCCGCGCCGCCTTCAGCCAGGGCTGAGCTGTTTCTCAGTGGTCGGGCCTGCGGGCCTTTTCACCCGGGAGCTTCACGGCTTCCGGGCTTTTTGAAAGCTAAAAATGAAACTCCGTTCTCCCACTGACGAACCCATGCACATCGGCCTGACCTCTGGCCACACGCTGGTGATCGCTGCTGACGACGAGGGCACCGTGGTGCCGAAGGTGTTCCTTCGCGAAGCATTGGCGCGCGGCGCTGTGCCTCCCGGCGAGCAGATCGATCCAGAACCCGACACTGGCGTTGGCTTCGATCGCGCTGAGGTGATTCGCGGCGCGCTCGAGGACATGCTCGACGGCGGCGCCGAAGACGACTTCACCAACGACGGCAAGCCCAACCTGCGCAAGCTCGCCGCTCGCGTCGGCTTCGCCGTGGCCCGCGAGGAAGTGGACGCAATCTGGGCCGAGGTGTCCAAGGCGGCTGACGACGACGGCCAAGACTGACCGGAGGCACCATGAAAGCCGTCGAGTTCATCAACCGCTTCAGAACGCACCTGCGCGACGATTCCGTGCCGCCGTTCTGGGGCAGTGATGAGATCGTCGGC